CATCTACCTCATGCACCAGACGATATGCAGAACCCTCATGTGTTGCAATCATCTGTGCAACCGAAGCCTCACCCATACCTTTGCGATAACGATTTTGAGTAAGCGATGAGTTTGATGCAATATCTGAAAATACTTTCTTAACAGATTGTGGCATCTGCCTGTCTTGTAATACAGACTTGGTAGGTGTTGGTATTAAATCAGTAGTAGTAATATCATAATCACCAAGAGACTTATCATAATCCGTATATGTCTCATCACTAAATTTTATATTGCCATCTTCATCTATAAACTTAGTTGGCTGTTTGCCGCGAGATAATGCAATGGTTTTATTAACACTACTCTTAACGCCTTTTGCTAATGCAGGAACACCTTTCAATCCTAATCCTAATGCACCTGATAGAATAGTAGATGAGGCTATATTAGTTATTACCTCGCCATCTTCATTCACATCAAACGGAGCACGTCTTGCTTCAGATGCTGTGCCATAGATTGCACCTTGCTTTGCAAACGAACCTGTTGTTTGCAATAAAGTCTTACCCTTCAAAGGTATATTCAATATCGGTGCAAAGCTTGCAAAGAATAATGGGTCAAAGGGCAGAGCGGCTAATGCAGGTAGCACACCAGACTGTGATAATACTTGTTTGCGTTGCAGTGAGTTGCGCAAGTTTTGTTCAAGAAAATCATAATGTTCTTGGTCACGTGCGTGCCATAACTGTTTGTAATGTGGCAGTAAATCTTCTGGTATAACTTCTGCTACTTTAAAGTTTTTATCTTTTGGTCTAGTTGCAAAACGATAACCTTCTTCAACAGTGTTAATAAGCGGCATATTTAAATAGCCAACATTAGCTTTAAAAGATTCTGTAAATGTAGGGTCTTCTTGAAACTCAAGAACATCATCAACAGATAATAAACTTTCTCTAAGGCTTATATCCATTATCTATTCTCATTAGCTCTAGCAATTTCTTCTGCTTGTGAAGAGATATTACCACTGCTTGCAGGTTGTGGCATGAATGGGCCTTGACTTGCTTTAGATTTGAAATCTAATATTTTAGCTTCTTTATCTTTAAATTGTTTTTCGTGATGACCTTCCATAATATTCTTAGGGATAATAACTAACTCACCATCACTATTGCGCAGTGGCACATTATCTTCATTAACGGCAATATAATCAGGGTATCTTGCATTAATGTAACGAGGCTCCATCAAAAATACATTCTTGCCTATCTGAGGTTTCTCACCATTTAAAGAAACTTTTATTTGGTCCGCATCTATTGTTTGCAAAGTTAAATCAACCATCGTGTCAAAATATTCTAAATCTTCTTTGGCATATAAAATCTCTGGTGCAAATTGAGATACATTAAAATCAGGCACCATATATTTAGAACCTTTTTGATAGAATCTTCTCTTTAATGTTTGCTCAATAATATCCTTGGTATTTTCTTTGCTATACACACCAAGTAATTGGGGGGCTAATTTGTTTACATAATTAAATTCTGCATCGCTTAACTCTTTGTCAAAAAAGAATCGCTCAAACATAAAATCATTTACAAATTCAGACATTGATTGGTCGCCTAATTTTCTATCTCTAACTGCTTTTAAATCAACATTTGGATCAGTAAGTGTACCTAAAACACCTCGTATGTTAGACGCTTGTGCAGAACGTGATAACACCTCTAAACTAATCATAAAGTCGGCAGTCTCATCACTAAACCCTCTATTGAGATATTGATTAGTTTGGGTGCGTGTAAAATTGTTATACAACTTTACGTATCTATTAATTGTTTGCATGCTGAAATCACTCTGAGCTATCATCTCAAGCATGTTTTCTTGTGAGAATGCTTCTCTTACAATCTTAGGTAATGCCTGTCTTTTATTATTAATAAGCTTATTAACAATATTATTCTCATCAAAAATTGGCTCTGGACCACCATTTTCGGGAACAGAAAATGCATAATTTATAAACTGCTCTGGTGTTTCAATGCCATCTTTTTTAAACACCTTATCTAATCTATCTTCAGTTACAACACCGCCACTCATTAAAATTGCTTCTGTTGCAAAATTTTGTCGTTGCTCCATTAACAAGTTTGCATTCTCTGCTACTCGATTGCTAATTGTTGCCATGTCAGAGGCTATATCTTCTTTTATTCCTTGTGGTACTTGGTTTAATGTTTCTTGTGTAATTCCAAAAGGCGCAAGATTTTGAAGAGCATTTTTGTTTCCTTGTAAAGCCAATGATATATTATTAGTCATAGCCTCAACTGATTGTTTTTGCTCTTCGGGGTTATTACTAAAAACAGTATTTTCAATTTCATTCATTGCTTTTAGAAATGGAGGCGATGCAAATATTTTCTCAATACGATTCTTATCTGTATTTAAAGAACCTGTGTCATACTTAGTAGGATATAAAATATTAAGCTCTTCTGCTTCGCTTGTAAGTTTGTTTTTCCAAGATGATAAAAATTGCTCATAGCTTTCAAACTCATCAGCTTGATACATATCAAAGTCTTGTTGTGTATATCCTGCAACAACAGAAGATGCGTCTTTAATATTAGAATCTAATAATTTATTACTATTGTTAAAAGCAATTCGTGTTTCATAATTTGCTTTATCAACATACAAACTCTCAGCACTTTGAATGCCATATTGCTGTATTGCTACATCTGCAATATTGGCGTATTGACCAACACTAGATTGATAACCTTCTTGCCAACCAGATAATGCTTTTAAAAATCCATCTGGATCATTTGGATGTTCTCTTGCTAATTCAGCAGTTTTTGCACGCACATCTAGTTCTATTTGTGTTGCATAAATTCTATCTACAACAGGTTGCGCGGCTCTTTTTTGAATACGAGAAAAACTCTCTGGTAATTCTTTAACAACAAGATTGCCATTCTCACGAACAGTCATTGTATTTACTTGTCGTATTGCTTCATCTTTTTGATCTTCTGCATCGCGCTTAAACATATTGCTTGCAATATTCTCAGTCATATTAACAAAAGAATTTGCAAAACGAGTAGGGGCTTGGCTTACGCCTGCCACGCCTATCGGTGAGTTAAAATTATTCTCTTGTCTGTAAACCTGTATAGCCATTATGTTAAACTCGAATATCTAAAATAACCTGTAGCTAAAGAATTAAAGCCACTCATAAAAGCAGTCTGTCGTGCGATACCACCTTCCATACGAGAGATATCAGCCCTACCTCTTGATTGCTGTGCTGATGCTAGGTTCTGTAATAAGCTACGCGCAGATTCTTCTTGGTTAGACTTGCGTGCTTTATCCATCATTGCATTGATAGAGCGGTCATTAGAAGAGCGATTTTGTTTTGCTCTTTGTGCATTAGCAGTGCGTATATAGGTATTGAATTTATCTGTTAATGCATTGCCCTCTTGCAAACCACGAAGCTTTTGCATCTCAGCATCAAACTCATATTGTTCTGCTTGACGATTATATAAAGCAGATTGAGCCGCACCTGCTTGTTGTTGCATCATAAAATTTATGCCGCCAATGGCAATATACATAAATGGATCCATTAGTATGCTAACTCCACAACTATTCCATCAATCTGACAGGGTAATGATTTATCTTGGGTTATTAGAACTTTAGGGTCTTTTGTTATACCTCTAACGTAAAACTCTTTGCGCTCTGATATAGACTGTATGCCTTCATTAAGATTGCCATTTACATAGACAGGCAACATCTTTGTGCCATTGATAACTACGCTTTTAGTATCTTGTAAGTCAGCTACAACTTTAGTAATGCGTCTTGGTCTACCAGTAAGAGGCCCACCTTCAACAAGAGCATCTAAGCTTTGAGTTGTTGCTTTAGCAGTAAATGGAAAGCCAATATACCCATCTGCATAATTTGTAGAATAATTACCTGCGGTTATTATACCTGATGATGCTGTATATTCATCAATAAGAACATTGTTTGAATTAAACAATGCAACAGTTGGATTTGTTTGATGCTGGAATTGTGCGGTTGATTTAACTGCAACATATGTTCCATCTGTATTGTCTGAAGTATTCTGTTCAATCAAAGAAGTATGCTCTGTATATACAGCATTTGTAAATTCTTCTAATACAAACTCTTTTGTTGAATCACCTCTTCTGTTGCACGCTACAAACAAACGATTTCCAACAGAACAAATAGATTGCATATAACCATAATCTGTATTCCACCGCACCCAACCTGCACGTCTATCACCTCTTATCTGATAATAAACTAACAACTCAGTATTTGTATAATCTACCTCATCTGATTTGCTTCTCATTAAAAATATATAAGAGCCAGATTGACTTAAACCGCCTTTGATTACACAAGTTTGATAAACATTCACAGTCATGTGAGATGAAAGCAAAGAAATAGGATTAGATACATAAGCCCCTTCAGAATCAGAATAAACAAAATCTCTAATTGTTTTACCATCTGCTTGTGCAAATATCGAAACGCCATCGAAAGGGTATGGCTTTGCATATCCAGAACCATAAGGTGTTTGAGATGATATCTTTGCATTTGCAGGTGTAACTGCTTGGTCTGTAAAAGCAGGTATAAAAAACTCAAACTCAGATGCAAATATTTGCAAGTCACGATTACTTACGAGATGCCTTATTTGAGCTTGCACACCAATGTTTGCTTCAATATCAATAGCATCATCATCTTCACCATCACGAATATCAAAATCAAAATACTTTCCTGTACGCGATGCCCATATACCTAATGGCTGAGAGGGTGTGCCTGCAAACCACAACCTGTCTTCATGAAACGTAATAGCTTGAGGAAATCCTCTGTAAGCGGAATATGATTGCTCATACCAATCTGTTGTTGCCGCAGTGCCAGATATTTTAGGAGAACCACCGCCATCCTCAGTAGAAGTAGCGTTAGCACCTGCTGTTATTTTGTAAGTATTATCATCTATTATTTCAGAAATAGTACGTGTACCATTTATATTACCAGATGTTATACCACCAACAGAACCTGCCTCTGATATAACAAGAGAAGCACCTGCTTGCAAACCATGTAGTGCATGCGTTACTTCTACTTTGTTTGAGCCATTAGCAGTCTTTAAAGCGTCCCTATCAAGTTGAAACTCTAATGTACCTTGAATAGAAGCAGTAACATTCTTAGCGTCTGTAAATGCGGTTATGGTAGCTTCTGTATTACCTATTAAAAGAGTTATGCCAATATGGTCAGATGTAAAATAATCTTGTGATGTTGTAAGTGTTACAGAGCCTGTTGTTGCTGAAGGTGTGATTGTATTATCACTATCTTGAAAATTATAATATGGCTGAAAAATACGATTGCCATCAAGAGATTGATCAAATACATAATCTTGATTTTTAAATGTATTTAATCCAGTGCGCACAATCATATGTGATTGAAAACTATCATGACAAATAATCATGAAGTCGCCACGTTGTGTAAATGTAAATTGATTAAGAGTTGCGCTTGTCCAAGGACATGTAAACGTATCACTGCCAATTGTAGTGCTTGTTACTCTTGATAATTTTGTTACACCAAGACTATCGCCAAAGCTATTGTTCATAACATCTGTTGTGTTTGGCTCAACACGATATGGTGTAAAGCCACCATCATCAAACGCAAGTATATATTTCTCATCGTCTGAAAATATAAATGCTTCTAAACGAACATCCATATTAGAAGTAGTTGATGAAAGACCATCTGAAGGAATACTATCATGCAACCAAGTGCCTGCACGTTTAACAAGACCACCTTCTTGTCTTATTAGAAAATTTTCTACTAACTCTCCAGATTGTGCATAAATAGGATTATCTGTTCTACTTGATAAAGAAGGGCTTACCTCACCAAAAGAGAAGTTATTTAAAGGTATGCGCACTCTTGGCATTAACTTCTCCTGTCAGTAATAAATCTTGATGTCACCAATTTGCGAGTGGTTTGTTGTTGAGAATCTAATGTTTTAGCTTGCTGTGCTAGTCGTGTAGTTTGAACATCAAACAATGATGCCATCTGCTCATCTCTTGCAAGCGCAGTTGCTAATATGGTTGCAAGTTTATATTCAGCAAGCATAATAAAATAAGATGGAAAATTTGTTTCTGCTGTTCTAAAAGTATAGTCAGCTATTAAAACATCAGCCTCAGATGTATCTGCATATACTTCATCTTCATAAACATTATATTCAATTACTAAATCATTAACAGTAATTGCATGAAGCATAAGATAATCAGAAGGTAGTTGATATTTGCGTGTATATCTTCCTTGCGGAGTATCACTTAATAAATTTAATTGCGCTTGTTTTGTGGCAAATCTCCAGCGAGAACTTATAAGAAGTGTGCGTATCATATCCTCATACATTGAGTTAGATACACGTCCTTCTTCACTATCTTCATCAAAAGACGAAATAGTATTTGCGCCCACTAATATGAGCGCACGATTTGCAATATCTAAAGATGAGGATGCGCTAGTTGGTGCCATTTAAAAGTAGGGGGGTTTCCCCCCCTATCCCTTAGTTGTTGTCTAGGACTTCATAGATACCATTGTCATCAATAACAACGGCACCCATTGACATCATTGATGTAGCTAAGTGCGCGGCTTTTTGCGGCACATAGTTAATCTCTGTAGTCACGTCAGCATTAACACCAAGACCTATTGAAGAAGTATGATAGGCATAGTTCTTTCCACCTGCTACTGCTGAAGTAGCAAATATCTTAAAGCCTAAAAATTCCTTCATAGTGATGCCACCTGCATATGGCAGGTTCTGGTCGCCAACAAAGTCTGATGATGCAAACTCATTAATGTTAAACAAGTCAGCAAATCCTGCAGGAGACATGGCTAAGTAACGACCACCATCTTCTGGGATATCTGCTGTACCAAATGTTTCAAACAAAGTAAGTAAGTCAGCTTTGCCCAATGCACCTGTGTTGTCTGCAATCTGCGTTGAATTAGCACCTGCGTCCATTGCTGTAATGAGGATTTCGTCTGTCTTACGACCAAGAGCAGAAGCGGCTGATTGTGCTACTGCTTGACGCTCATCAATATTAATTTTTAGCTCATCTAACTTGTCGATATATTCTGCGGCATAGAAGTCTGCCATAGTTGCTTCGACAGTTGTATGTGCTAGTTCCATACCAGAAATGTCTCCATTTCTAGTTTTAGTAGAAGCAGAACCTGTTCCTATTTTCTGAAAGCGAACAACGCTACCACGGACATTACCAACTGAGCGAACAGTGTTGCGTAACTTTGAACCCATACGCTGATATGCCATGTGAACTTCAGACTCGAACTGCTTAATAAATGCGACATCGATTGTATTCGCCATTTTAAGCTCCTTTGAAGATTACATATTTACACTTTACAGTTGTCCGCTTGATTGCTTCATCCAGTTATCCGTTAGGGCTGTCCGCTAAAGCAGGCTGTACTATTGAAATGACACTTCAACGTGTGGTGCGCAACGCACAAAACGAATACACTCAGTGCCATTTATAGTTACAATGCCTTGTCCTACATCAAACCCAAGCGTATGTAGCCATAATATTGTGCGCTTGTGGCCTAATGGAACTACGTTTTCAACATAATCATATTTGGTTACAGCCCAATCAACGAACTGCTTTGTAGTTTTATAAAATGATTTTTGTAAATGGTTCAGTCTTTCTGTGCCAAGCATCCATATCGTACCCATATCCAAATCACCTAATGCCTCATCAAATGGCACAACGCCAAACATTGCAACAGGCTCATCATCATAAAGAGCAGTAAGAGCAATACCATTTTTTTCCATAACAGGTGCATGTAAAGCAATGAATGGCGTTACATTATGTATCTCACATTCTTTTAAATCATTAGGGCGCAAACGTGATTGTACATACTGTGCATGCTCATGCGTTGAATGCATTAACGTTACGCGCCCATTTTTATGAAAGTATTTATCCGTAGATTTTGGAAAATCCATCTTGTACTTGCTTTACATAACCTGCATCACGCTTTGAAGGATTCCAATAACGTGGGTCTTGCATCATAGAATTTAATTCATCCTGAGTTAAACTAGCCGCAGGTTGCGTATTATTATTTATCTGTGATGTATTTAATTTTTCCATAAGAAACTCTAAAGCTTGTATGCCAGATGCAGACTGACCGAGTGTTAATACAGCATCAGATAATTCTTCTGGGAAGAATTTATTAGCCCATAAATCAACAGCTTGAATACGAGCATCTGCATTATCGCCTAGCTTTGATTTTTCAGAATCGAGGTCAGGTTGCATTGCTTCATAGAACTCTGCATATTTTTGAATACCTGCTTCAAATTCATCTTGACCATAACCGTTTTCAAAAGAATGATTAGCCCACCATTGAAACAAATCATTATCATTAACAAGACCTTCATCTAAAGATTCTGGAATAGTATAATCACCTACACTTGCAGGTCTGTTTTGCAATGCTTCAGCTTCTAACTCAGCTATTAATGAAGACTTTATTTCTTCTTGGCTTGTCCCAAGTTTGCTTTCAAGAGAAGAATATGAATTAACTAAGTCTTCTGGTGTTTTAAATTTTTCTGGCAACCACTCAGGTCGTGTAGGTGCTTCAGCTTGCGCCTCTACATTATCTACAACATCATCCATTTTGCTTTATCCTTTGTCCATGTTGAATACGTTTTTCCATTATAGCAACCAAGAAGCGTTGTCCTTCTCTGTGACGTAACTCTTCATCAGTTGCATTTGAGCCTGCAATCATTTCAATTGTTACAGAACGCAAATAGCCAAGCACCGCTTTGCCTGTCGGTGTTTTAAATAAGCTTTCAAAGTTTTGTGATATTTGTTCGTCTTCGTCTTTTGAACGTGGCAGTCCATCAATTCCCAGATGTTGGGTCATTCATCATACCTTGCTGTTGTTGTTGCATAGCCATCTGCTGTGCGGCGGCTAATATTTGTTGTCGTTGAGCATTGTCTCTAATAAGACTATCTGGCACTCCAAACTTTTTAGCCAGATACACAGCCGCATCTTCTGAAGAAACAAGAAGGTTTAATAACTCAGGACCAAACGTACCACCTACTAATTGCAAATAACGAGATACATTAGATATATCCTGATTAGCTTGCGCTTGTGCAAGCGGAGATACAGAGCGTACTTTTACTTCTCTGCCATTAATGGTGGGAACCTCAATACGTCCTTGCTTTTTAAGAATATAAACCACACGTTGAAGTACAGGTTGCACCATCTCAGCTTGTAATCTGCCAAAGGCAGAGCCAATACGTCTTGATAAATCAGCCATCCTTTCTGCAACTTCTGTAGCAGAGGCAGGTGTTTTATTAGGATCGCCTAGCATATCATTATATAAAGCACGTTTAATATTTGTTCTCATATCACCAAGCACAAGATTGGCAACATCAAAGCTTCCTGCAGGACGTATAGGTTGTAAACCTTGTGAGCCTTGCGCCTTTGGGATGATCGTTCCTGGAACGAGGTTTATTGTATCTGTATTAATAACCCCATCATCATCCATTTGATATATACCAGAGATAGCCATCTGTGCATTTTCTAATACAAGCTCAATGGTAAGATTGGTTGTTTTAATTGCGCTTAATGCATTAACAAGTGGACCTCTGCCATAAATCTCACCTGCCGCTTTAGACCAACGAAAACATACAAATGGATTAGCACCTACACCACTAAACTGTTCATAGTAAATTTGCTCACCATGAGTTCTATCAATAACATAATAGTCATATCTATCTTCGTTTTTCTTTTCATAGTTTCTACAAACTACCTCCAGAATCTTAGCCTTAGATTCGGGGGTCGTTTGCACTGAGCGTTGTACCTTCTCAGGAAGGCTCGCTTTCGGGTATGCCACAGGGATTTCAATATATTTGAGTTCACGTTCTCTATAAACGTGGTCAATACTATCATCAGGTCCAGTATCCAACACCACAGATGGTAAAGGGATAGCGTTAAAGCGTACTGGATTAACGGCATTACCTTCTTCGACAAGGAGGATGCCTGTCCCAACAGCCAAATCCATAAAGCTTTCATGTATTTCTTGCCCAAAGTTTGAATTTTGTATTACTTCAAATACATACTCAGTTACCTCATCAAGCTGATTATTAACTTCATCTGCTTGGTCTTTTGGTATTTCCGAGCCTGCAACAAAATCTGCCCATCGTGCAAAGTTAGGAACAAGTCCAGATTGCAAACGAGATGCAAACTCTTGTGTGCCAACAACAGCAGTTTCATCAAATATCTTATCGTCTCTTCTTTGACCTACAGATTCATGAAAGAAACTTTTGCGCATAGGCAATGCATATTCATAGCATTCTTCAAATAAAGATTCGAAGTGAGCGCGATGTGTTTTAGCACGCTCATATTTCTCAAGCATATGTTTTGCGTGCATTAAAGTGTCTCGCTATAATAACCCAAACCACCACGATTACTTGTAAGTAATGAGCGTAAACCAGAGCCGCCACGCATTCTGCGCACACGTTCTTGTAATGCTTCTTCTTTATTGTCAGCTATTTTTCTACGCTCTGCTTCTTCCTGAGAGTCTCGCATCGCCTTTACACTAGGGTCTACCGCAGGTGTAGATGGTCTTGAAGGTCTAGATAAGCACATTATAAAACTCCTTTAAGTTATACTTATGCCCTGCATAAATGCATGACAACGCACAAATTACATTCTAGCCCAAAGCCCTTGTCTTCTTTTACGAGGCTGACGAGCAAATACATCATAGTCACGCTTGGCTTGGAACGAGCCTTTGGTTGCGCTCATATTATGCATTACCTGTCTTCCTTCACCTGCACCAAGCATTAAGTATTGCAATGCATCATGTATGTGAGAGAAGTGGTTTTTATCTGGCTTATCATCAAAGCGTTCACCAGATACTTGCAATCTTCTATACTGATAACCACCTTCAAAGCCTTTAATTATATTGCGACAACGAGGGTCAACCAATAAACCAGATTGTCCTTCGACCATTCTATTGAGTGGCGCAGAAACAGATTCAAGCCTAAGAGATACATCATTAGATGGGGCAGGGCGGGCGTTGAGGCCAGCTCCGCGTAGAATTTGAAAAGGTGTGGATTCATCCGTCTGCGCGCGAAAATCGCCAGACGGATCGCCAAAGATGATCGCTTCGCATAACCCATAGCGAGTAGATAATTCCTGTCTTAATATTTCTGAGAATTTGACAATGCCCATGTCAAAAGCAACTATCTCATGTAATATAAGCCAACGTCCACGCACTTTTTGGGCTATAGCGCAAGCAGGAGTAAGACCAAAATCAACGCCAATATATACAGGCATACCTGCCGCAACTGGTATTTCTTCTTTTGCGATGTGTACATCAGGTGCAAACATGGGATAAATGGGTTTGCCATCTTTGATACTCCCTAGTTTGTTCATTACATATACATCAATCCAACTCTTCGTTTTCCCCATTACGATATTCTTGTAATAGTCTGCTCTCATGTTGCTTGCGTTCTCTGCGTTCTCGTTTCGAGCGTACTCTGTAACATTCCCTTCTTGGTCTTTCTTCTCTAACATTCCTGCAGGCTGTGTGTAGAATTGCCAATTGTCTGGCTTGATAAGCATCTTGGCTTCTTCTTTGGGAATGTGGTCTGGTACTGGAACTTCGCCTGACATTATCGGCCACCAATGATCCTCCTCTGGAGCGTTTGTATCACAGATAACACCTGTCCAAGTACAGCCGCCATCTTTCATAGAAGGGAAACGACCTACACGCATTGTGCAGGCATCAATAATAGACTTTGGTATTTCTCTAGCCTCGTTTACCCAGATGCCAGTAAGCTCTAATGACAAGAGTTTCTTTACATCTTCTGGTCTATCAAGAGCTAAAAAGATAACTTCAAGGTCAAGGTCTGATTGTTTGATGTGGTGTGTGTATGGGACTGACCAGTTAAACTTGCCCCATACATTCTCAGGAAACCAATCAAGCCATGTCTTTATAGTAGTAGTCCTAAGCTGTGGGTTGGTATTACGAATAATCGCCCACCTAGAGCGTCTAATACCATCAGCATTTTTTTCTTGTGAGATAGCACGTCTAAATACTTCAACACAGCAACAAACAGATTTACCGCTACCAACAGGTCCACGAAGGCCACGAAAGAAACTCTCATCTTTCATAAAATCTTTTAGAATGTCACCATCAGGTTTGTATTTAAAGTTTGCCATAATTATCAACACCAAACTTTATCATGCGTTCTGCAACCTCTGGAGCTATTGCGTTAATAACTTTATCTGCTTCTGTGTCTGTACAAAAATCTTTAGGCCAATAAGCAAGATGTACTTTCTTTACAACTCTGCGAAGTATGTCTCGCTCTTTTTTCTTTAAAGTGTGTGTGAAGCTCATGTTCTATATTGTTTTGTTTTCTGTGCTACTGACTTGGGTTGCTTTGAGAATTGCTTGCCACGTTTAATAGCTTTGCGTTTAGCGGCAGTTGAGGCGGCATACTCTGAGGAGGATAGAGATTTAATTGCCGCCTCTGGCAGATAACGCTCGCCTGTTGCCTTCGAGCCTTGTGTAGAAGGTTTGCCAGACTTAGTACGCCATTTCTGTTTAGTCCAGTTTACTAATGAGCGTTGAGAAGCTTTCACGAAGTATAGCCCCCACCTTTTGCCTTATATGCTTTAGCTAACATCTGTGCTTTACGAGCAGACCATTGACCACTAGAGCCACCTTTGTTGCCTGCTTTAATGCGATTAAATAAAGCTTTGCGCATAGTAGGTTTAGTATAGTTACCAGCCGCATTAACTGCCATTACATACCTCTTGAATATTTACCTTCAGCAGGTGTGCGCTTCTTAATCATAGACTTTGGCTTAGTAGCGGTTTTCTTTTTAGCCGCCGCTTTCTTTGCCGCCATCTTACCTGCTGTAGTATATGGGAATTTTTTGCCATCAACATTAGGCATTCGCTGACTCCTTTTTATTTTGATATCTAGCTAATAGTCTCCTGCCTTTAGCGACAGCAGATGCTTTGTCACCACTATGACCCCATGCCAATAATGATTTCTTTAATCGAGTAGGGCGACCCTTCTCATCTTTGAGTGGCCCTCTTGATGAACCCATGCGAACAAGGAAGCTACCTTGTCTCTTTAGTTTCTGTGGAGTATCTGCTTTGCCCTTTACTGGGGCTTTGAGATTGCCTCCTGTGCGTTTGTTGTAGGACGCTCTGCCTTTTGCGTTCAGCCCACCTTCGGGGTTCTGTCCTTCTTTGCGTTGCCATGCAGGTGTCTTTGCCATCTCAAACCTTTGGGGTAAAAATATTTATAGCCCAAAATAAATACGAGACTAGGTTTCCATCAACGCACAAAACGAACCTTGTGGGGAAAAATGCTAGTGAAGGACGTGTTGAGTAATGGACCGTTGGGTTTTTGACCCCCCACCCACTATGTCAAGTCGATCTGCACGGTTATGTCGCCAGCGTGCATGTGCATATGTCGCTCGGGGGCTTTGAATCCTGCGCGGTCTAGGATATCCTTACTCGCTTCTAACTGCACGTACTCACTCTTAGCCCCTTGAGCGAGATGCACTAACTTCGCGGCGGCAACCGTAGCAGAAACACCCATAGTCTCACCAATCCTCTGCATCATATACTGCTGTACGTGCGGAAGTCTCAATGTCTTACTGGCTGTCACTCTGCCAGACTCACCAGAAGCATAGCCAGCCAAACGAGCCGCTTCTGCAATACTGCATCCATTTGCTACGAGCGCATCCACTAGACCCCTTTGTTTGGCTGTGCATTGCTTCGTCTGTATATCACCCATTCGTACATCCTTTCAATCTGCCCCCCCTTTGTGTTTCCCCCCCATGTATGACCCATCACGAAATCCCATGTCAACGCACAAACCCCCACACCACAGTGTGCGTCGCTTCTGCATCTCTTATCAGGCATGCCCATTACTGCGTCATCTAGCTCCTTTGTCTTGGTATCCATGAAGCCATCCCTGCTGAGTCCATTCCTACCTGACTCGCAGGAACATGCAAGGCATCACTTCGTTCGGGCTATGCCCGTCCTTGCACAACCCTGCCTGAGAGTCAGGTCTGGATTGACTCTTATCGCAGGGGATTGGCTCCTGCGGATAACAAAGGAGACTAAGAAGATGACTAAGAAAGTAATGGACATGACACTGAACGAGATTTTCGCAGAAGCTTACACACAGTTAGATAGAAACGAAATCCCCACTCAACAAATCTTCCAACTCATGATTGATAACGTGCATTGGAAACAAAACTCCAAAGAGAATGACGCAGTTACAAAAGCTATGGAAGTTCAAGCAATGGTGCAAGAAACCACTGCCACTGAAAGCGAAGTATCTGGCAAGGTTGTCATGCAACATGGTAGTTCCCCAGTAGGTGCAATGCACTACAACGAATGGGATGTAGACCGCAAGATTGCATATGCTGAACGAGATGAAAACGAAGCTCAAGCGCATCTGAAGTTCTACGAGTTGCTTACCAAAGCATACAAAGAACACACAGGTGATAAGTATCTTACCAAAGGAGAGCGCAAAGGCACTGCCTACAAATCAAAGACCAATGTATCACACTGGTTAGCAAAGAAACTCCCACAGGCGGCTCAATAGAGCCGTCTTAGGCAGAGGCATATAGTCTCTGCCTTTTATATCTGTGAACAAATGCAGTAACCACAATATATAGATGTTGCTTATACTGCATTTATGCAGTAGTATTTATTAAACACAACTATCAACCAAAGGTGAAAACAAATGAATATGATAATTAGAAATCCATCAAATGATATTGAATGGTCTATGAATAATAACTGTTGGGATTTTCCAATTGAAACTCATCAACTAAAGACAATCGAAGGTGCATCAGTACCTACAAAGATGTCACAAGCTGTCGTGCGTACTGATACAAATGAAGTGCTTGGCGTTAATGGTTCTAAATACAAACCAATTATACATGATGATGTTGTCAACTCAATACTTGATGCAGTCTCATCCGCAAATGTATCTCAAGACTATTCATTCGATGTTGAATTGTTTGACAACGGTGCAAAGATGCGAGGCATCGTTGATTTCAATGACTTAACTATTGAGCCAGAGGTAGGTGACCACATTAGATTTCAAATACTATTCTATAATTCTTATGATGGTAGCTGGGCATTCCAACAGCAAGCGCAAGGTCTTAGACTTTGGTGTTTGAATGGATGCACAACAGCAGACACAGTAGCTAAGACATGGGCTAAACATACAGCCAATGTATCAGTCAAAGGCTCTGCATCTAAGATTGAAAAAGGTCTTGATGCATTCATGAACACAAAAGATTTGTATCAGCAATGGATGAAGGTGTCTGTAACTGATGATTGGGCTGAGAAGTTTTTCAAATATGCCATATGCAAAATCAATAATAACACATCAACATTCAAATGGAATGAAAAACAACTAGATAATCTCATGTCTATCTATCGCAATGAGACTTACTCATTGGGTAAAAACAAGTGGGCTTTGTACAACGCTTGTACTTATTGGGCAACTCATACCAACGACTCATCATCACCTGCTAACACACGCAGACTGCGTGAAGGTCAATTATCCAAAGCTTTCAAAGCACCTGAGTGGGCATTGATACAATAAACACAACAACAATCGGAGAAAACTCAATGAGTATCTATAAAAACCATGCGCTTGAAAGCTACATAACTACTGGTGAGTTTCCATGTATGAAGCTCATCGATATCAAAATGTTAGCCACACAACTCGGCTATAAATATCACGAAGGTGAGGTGCGTCATGATTATGCATTTATCTTAGATGCACTCTCCCCTGAGGAAACAGACCTGTTCTGGAATTACTTTAATGCAAGCTTCACAGAATGGGAGAACCAAATGTATGACGAAATGTCAGAGGAGATTGATGATGCAATCAATTACTGAACTACCTCCACCAGATGAGGCTGTAAAACAAATGGATTATTACACAGCAGTCAGAACATTAGAAGCTATTGTGACGATGTATCTTAGAGCCAATCATTATGATGAAGACATTGTGCAAGATGCGGCAACCGCAATGAGTGTAGTTAAAAGAGGATATTGAATGCAAAAATCATACACTATTAAATTTTATCACACCTTCATGGTAACTGTTGGCGCGAATAATGAGGATGAAGCTATTGAATTAGCGGAAGACCAAATCGCAGATTACCCATACGATTATGCTACATCAATTGATTATGAATT